ACTGGATCAGTTCATTCCTGATCTTAGAGACTATACAGAATATCGTGAACCATTCCTTGGTGGTGGCAGTGTTGCCGTTCATATCACCAAGAAGTATCCTCATATAGAAGTGTGGGTAAACGACTTCTACGAACCTCTGGTGACCTTCTGGAGGGTCCTGAAGGATCAGGGGGACGCTCTCTACAGAGAACTACAGGATACAAAATCCAGAAATTCTGATGAAGATTCTGCAAGAGAATTATTTTTAAAATCAAAAAACATTGTCAATGACTATACTGAATCGGATTTATCTCGCGCAGCTGCTTTTTATATTGTTAATAAGTGCAGTTTTAGTGGTCTCACCGAATCCTCGTCCTTCAGTAGACAAGCAAGTGTCTCCAACTTCTCAATGCGAGGAATTGAAAAACTCCCCGGATATTCTGGAATAATTCAAAATTGGAAAATTACCAATCTTAGTTATGAAAACTTACTTACCGACTCAGGCAATACTTTCACCTACCTTGACCCACCCTACGATATTGGATCTAACCTATACGGAAGGAAAGGTAATATGCACAAATCATTCGATCACGATATTTTTGCTGCCGATTGTGCTCTCGTTGGTGGTCCTCAACTCATATCTTATAATGCGTCTCAATTGGTCAAAGACAGGTTCAAAGAATACCAAACAGGAGAGTTCGACCTGACTTATACGATGAGATCTGTTGGTGAATATATGCGTGAGCAGCAGCAACGTAAAGAACTTTTGTTATTGAATTACCCCCTTGACAAAATTCAAGAACCGGTGTATAAATAAGGTACGATATGAGTGTTGATTATATTCGACACACACATCTAATACACACACCAATTTAATAACAATGGCAGCTAACCCGTATGAGTTACGTTGGGAATTACTCCAACGTGCTGAAGATCGTCTTATACGAAGATATGATTCGTTAGAGAATAGATACAACATCCTGAATGAAAGGGGTGAAGATCCTGGAGAATATCCAGAGTATCCTACTGACGTTGACATTTTGCTACTTGCAAAGTCAATGAATAATTTTATTTCGGGAGGTGAATCTAATGTCTAATGTTCTTGATTTTCATGAAAAATTTAAACCATTAGTAAGGTTTGGAAAAGAAATTCCTGGATACTATGTATCTGTAAAAGGTGATGTATACAGCACCAAAACAATGCAGTTTATGAGTAAGTCTAAATCAGTATCTAAAAGAACTGGTAGACTTGAAGCACTGTTCTTCCGTGCTTCAATTAAGAGAGGTTTCTTCGAAGACTACACTCACACCAGAGGAAACGATCGGAAGAACTGGAACTTTGGCAAAATCAATATCTCCTACCACAGGGCGGTAGCGGAGACGTGGATGCCTATCGATGAGTTTCCACCAGAACAACTCAGAGACTGTTGGAAAGACCTTCCAAAAGAAGCAAAGCAGTGGGTAAGAGATACTGCACTCATTGACCATAAAGATGATGATCCAACAAATAATCACTTGGATAATCTAAGATGGGCAACTCCCAAACAAAATGAGCGCAACCGTAAAAAAAACGATCGTAAAAAAGGTAACATTTAATTATGGAATTGAAAGACTGGTTGAACTCAATCAATCTTACAAAGAAAAATTTGATTGATGAGGATGCTTTGATTGAAAAAGAGTATCCTCCTTTTATTATTAACAGATGTCTTTCGGGACATTTAGACACTGTTCTCTTCGCAAATGAGATGAATCAATATCATTTTCTACCTAAGAAAATGCAATATGATTTTTTTCTAAATAGTGTGAGGAAAAAGAAGAGGTTCTCTCCCTGGATCCGACAAGATAAAATACAAGACCTTGATTATGTTAAACGTTACTATGGATATAGTAACGAAAAGGCAAAGCAGGCTCTGAAAATTTTAACACACGAACAACTTACATTTATTAAATCTAAATTTGAGACTGGAGGAACAAAATGAGTGTCGTTCAAGAACCTGAAGTGAAATGGTCGCCAGAAAAAATGGTTGAAGTGGTTCTTAATGAACCAGACGACTTTTTGAAAGTGCGTGAAACTTTGACCCGTATTGGAGTTGCTTCTAGGAAAGAGAAAAAGATCTATCAATCCTGCCATATTCTTCATAAGCAAGGAAGATACTTCCTCGTACATTTTAAAGAATTGTTTGCACTTGATGGAAAGCATGCAAATCTAACATTGAATGATGTTCAGAGACGTAATCGTATTGCACAACTACTTGCCGACTGGGGTTTAGTTAGTATTGTAGATGCCGATAAAATTCAGGATATCGCACCACTCAATCAGATTAAGGTTCTTGCATTTAGAGATAAACAAGAATGGATTCTTGAGACTAAGTACAATATTGGATCGAAAAAGAAGAAGGTTGAAGTAACCGAATAAAAATCTACGGAGTTCAACACTCCGTTTTTTTATGCTATGGTATAAATAATGATGGATGCCTTCGGGGTCCACAAAATACAAACTCGCTTTTAAAGGAGCTACAATCATGGGAAACCTTGCACGGTACACTGCTGCGGACCTGCCTGCGCTGATGGAGCGCATAAATAGGAATAGCATAGGAATGGATGAATACTTCGATAGGTTGTTTAATCTCCACGAAACAACGAAGAATTATCCACCATTTAATCTAGTCACGGTCAGCGCAGTAGAATCAAGACTAGAACTTGCGCTTGCAGGATTTAGGAAAGCAGAAGTAAATGTCTACACACAAGACGGAAAACTCTTTGTCGAAGGACAGAAAGAGGATACCGAATCAGAAACCACTTATGTCCACAGAGGAATGGCTCAACGATCTTTCACCAGATCTTGGACATTGGCAGAGGACACGGAAGTTAGATCAGTTGAATTTGAGGATGGGTTACTAACTATTGTTCTAGGAAGAATTGTTCCCGAACATCATCAAAAGAAGGTCTGGTTTTGATACCCTAACTGATTTTTGATACGGTTGATACAGAAGTGTATCACTATGATACAGTATACTCTATATAATTATGTAATCGATTGGGAGGTATCAATGAACTTCACTACCACTGCCTTAGCAGTTGGAACTCTAATGACTATTTTGGTTGGAGTTCCTATTACTACACTCGTTTCTTAGAATATGGAAATCTTAGCAACTCTTGCCATTTTTGGCGTAGTAATGAGTGGAGCATTTGCACTTACTCCTAAAAAATGAATACTAAATAAAACTGAATATCGTCGTCGCAGAGGACAACTGGTAAAATCCAGTAAGTCCTCTATTTTTTTGGAGATTATTATGAGTTTACAAGTCAACGATTCATTAGTTCACGAATTTATTCAAAAAGAATTAGAGAGACAACAGAATCATCTAGAGATGATTGCTAGTGAGAACTTCACGTCTCTTGATGTGATGGAAGCACAGGGTTCAATTCTTACTAATAAGTATGCAGAAGGATTGCCTGGTAAAAGATATTATGGTGGATGCGAATGGGTTGACCAAATTGAGGATCTAGCAAGAGAAAGAGTAAAAAAACTATTCAATGCAGAGTGGGCAAATGTTCAACCTCATAGTGGAGCACAAGCAAATGCTGCTGTATTTCTTGCTCTTTTGAAACCAGGAGATACTGTTCTATCTTTGGATCTATCCCATGGAGGTCATCTATCTCACGGATCAAAAGTTAATATGTCTGGTAAGTGGTTCAATGTTTGCCACTATGAAGTTGATGAGACTGGTAGACTGGACTACGATAGAATATTAGAACTTGCACGGGAATGTAAACCACAACTTATTATCTGTGGATTCTCCGCATACACTAGAACAATTGATTTTAGCAAGTTTAGAAATATTGCTGATGAAGTTGGATCATACCTATTAGCGGACATCGCACACATTGCAGGATTGGTTGCATCAGGTGTTCATCCATCACCACTTCCATATGCAGATGTAGTTACTACAACAACTCATAAGACCCTGAGAGGTCCTAGAGGTGGGTTGATTCTGTCTAATGATGTAGAGATGGGTAAGAGGTTGGACAAGGCAGTATTTCCAGGAACTCAGGGTGGTCCATTGGAACATGTGATTGCTGCAAAAGCAGTTGCATTCGGTGAGGCGCTTAAACCAGAATTCAGAGAATATTGTCTTCAAGTTGTTGCTAATGCAAAATCTCTTGGTCGTAGATTAATTGAAAATGGTATCAATATTGTGTCTGACGGAACAGATAATCATATTGTTCTACTTGATTTGAGAAGTCTAGGAATCACAGGTAAGTTTGCTGATCAACTTGTGAGTGAAATTAATATTACTGCAAATTAAAATACAGTTCCTTTTGATCCTGAGTCTCCCTTTGTTACCAGTGGATTACGTTTAGGTACTGCTGCTCTTACTACTAGAGGGTTTGATGAAAACGACTTTGTTGAAGTTGCTGATATTATCGCAAGTCGATTAAACAATTATG